TGTCATGGGGAGTGTCATGGAAGCGTCTCACGGCGCCCGCACTCAACGCTGGATGAATCGCTTTTCCACGGAACGCGTGAAGAATACGCCGAACGAAAATGATCTGGTGGTGGCCAGACAACCCGTGTCTCCGGTGCGCGGAGGCATCCTAAAGCCGCTCTTGGGGGCGACTTTGGGGCTGGCGGGAGGATACGTGATCTACCGACTTGTTAAGGAGATCCAGGCCCCTTGGGCGAGCATGATGATACAAGGCAGCATGCTGAAGAATAAGGTTGAGGAAGAAGTTCATGACGCTAAAGTGGCGGCCTTTGTGGCTGTAGCTAGTGCGGGAGTTCAAGCTTCCCCTGTTCCTTCAGTTCGCCATGTGACTCTGCGCGACCTCGGATGGCAAGGAAATTTGCTGCTTTTCGGTGTTCCTCTCGTGGAAGAATGGGTGACGATGAATTATCCGACGTTCGGCCTAGGCATGTTCGTCGGTGAAGCCGTCGGGCGCTCGCAGTTTTTCGGATGGTCCGCGTTCATTCCGGTTTTCACGACGCATGTGATCTCGTTCGGCTTTCATCGGCTGTTCGATAGACGCACAGCGTTTGTGTTGGCCAGCACGCAACATCTGGTCCACAATCTGCGTTGCCTCTTGGACCCTAATATCTCCTACTCCAAAATTGTGGGCACGCAGGCCTGCCTTCTTGGAGCCAGTGGGCTCTGCGCAGCGGTGCGCAGACTCGCCCGTCGTGTAAGAGGCGAGAAGTTTGAAAGATTCAAACAGTTACACGACCTCGGACGGTCCATTGAGCCAGACTCGCTCGTGGACTACATGCCCGTCGGAACCACTCTTGACCCGATAACCTCGCTGATCGACACGGTGCCTGAGGAGCTGCGCGGAAGCCTGACAATTGAGATTGCAGGCGTTACGCACGCTCCGAATGCCGCGTTAGCTTTGGCGGAAACAGGCTTGGGCCATAGTCGTATACATCCGGTGCTCATAAACAATGCTTTGCTGTTTGCGCCGGCTAAAAACGACCGAAATACCCTTGTGTGTGATTTAGTACGTATTCACCACACTCCGTTCGCCAACTCCCCGAGTGTCGAGGAGCGGGCTGAGCGCTGGCATCGCGTGGTTTCGGCCATGCTCGAGGCAGGGTTTTTCTGTGGTATCGTCATCGACGAACCCCCCTCAATTGCTCAGTGCGCCAAAGAAATGGCGGCCCGCGGGCCGCGCATTCTGGCGGCTCATGCCTCTGACGTAGAGGGACGCGCGCGGCCGTATCTCAAGAAGACGATACAGCTTAAATGGAATGAAACCTTGAAGCTGACTGTGTTGGCCGACGGGCGTAAGACTATCAAACCACGCGCGATTACCAATCTTGACCCCGTCAACCACGCCCGCACGCTTCCTTTTGCGCGCGAGTTTGGTGTGGCCCTCCATCGAACTTTCGGGGGTGAGCCGCACATGGTGGGCGGTGTGCCGGTCGCTGTGTTCTTCTGCAGCGGCTGTACAGCCAGTGACCTTTCCGCCATTGTTCAGACAGTGAGTGGCGATGTGGTGACAATCCTTGTCAACGGCGATGATTCGCTGGTGTTTTGGGGCCCCCTGGCGCACATTATGGGACAGATAGGTGAGGGTGATCTCACGGCTTGCGATCAATCCGAGTTGGCTTAAATGAAATTTTGCCAGTCCGAAGTAAGCTGAGTGATCAGCTCGACGGGGCAACCCGAAAGAGCAGCCAGACCTGAAAAAAC